TGATGGTGCGACACGGGTTGAAATTACCGACATTGAGGGCCGCAAGGTGTACACGGCGGCGGTGATTGATTTTGATTTGCACGGCTTCAAATTCAATCGCGGCTTCGGCGACCAGGTTGGGCTAGCCCTTTGCTATTGGCAAGTTGAAACGCAGGACGCAAGGCAGTTGATGTTGTTTGGAGTGTGACATGGACATTGACGATTTGCTCAATCAAGCCAGCCAGGCGGCGCAGGGGATGCCGGTTATCGTCAATGGCAAAGACCTTATGACGATGGTGTTTCCAGAACCTGCCTGGCTTGTGGAAAATCTCATACCTGCTGGAATGACGATTTTGGCAGGGCCGCCAAAAAAAGGCAAGTCCTGGTTTGCACTGGAATTAGCCCTTGCGGTTTGTAGCGGCGGCTATTTTTTGGGCCGCAAGGTGCAGGCGGGGCGTGTACTTTTCTGCGCACTTGAAGACAGTCCTAGACGTTTCAAAGACCGCTTGCAGAAACAGGGCTGGACGGCGGCGGCGCTGGAAAACCTTGACGTCATCTTTGGGCGTGACTTTCAAAGGCTTTTCGGGGGGCAAAACGGACTTACAGCATTCACCGCACTCATAGCCGCTGGGGGGTATTCTCTCATTGTGGTGGACACAATCAGCAGGGCGTTCAAAATAAAGGATTGGAACGATGCGGGGATGGTGACAGCCGTCCTATCGCCGCTTCAAGAAGCGACATCAGAGAGCGGCGTGAACCTGCTTTGTCTAGACCATCACAAAAAGCGAAATGGCTTTGACCCGAACCCGATTGAAGATATTTTGGGGAGCGTGTCAAAAAGCGGAGTGGCGGATACTGTTCTCGGCCTCTACAAAGAGAGCGGAAAGCCAGGCGCAAAGTTGGCAGTTGTAGGCCGTGACGTTGAAGAGTGTACTCTTGATTTGCGTTTTGACGCCTTCGCCGGTTGCTGGGTAGAAATCGCAAGGAATGATGACTTAACAGATACACAAAAAGAGACCTTACGAACCATTGAGCGTTTAGGCGGCTATGCCACTCTTACGGATTTGGTAAATGCCACAAACCGCAATCGGGGAACTTTGCATAGAGAGTTGGTTAATCTTCAAGATAAGGGGCTTGTAACATACGATGGTAAGTACTGGAAAAACATACTTAAAGCAACACAGGCAACACAAGCAACAGACGCAACAGACGCAACAGAGTAATGATTTTTGTTGCCTTTGTTGCTTCTGTTGCCTCTTTTCTGACAGCAACACAAGGCGAAAAGCAAGCAATTTTGTTGCCTTTGTTGCCTGTGTTGCCTGTGTTGCGCCTTTTCTAATAGCAACAGGAATTGAAAAATGACGACCGAAATTGACACAATCAAGAGAACGACCGACCTTTTAGCCCTTGTGGGAAATACCCACTTGCGCAAAGTTGGCGCAAACTGGTATGCCGGCCCGTGTCCGTTCTGCGGCGGTACTGACCGCTTCACCTTGAAGAAAACCGCTGACGGCTGGCAGTTGACCATGCCGCCCTGCACGGCACGGGCAATAATAACCAGCCGCTTGGGGTGGCCAACACTGCCGGCGTGAATATCGTTTCCGGCGGCACGAACGGCGCAGGAGGGCAGTGCGTTCTTGTGCCGCTGGGAGCAGGAACCGGGCAGTGCAGCGAAGCGGGAGGCTGGGCGCATGGCTGGGCTGCTAGCGGGGATTGACGCCAGGGCCGTGCCAAGCCAGAGCGACAAAATCAGTCGCGCTAAAGCCATGAGCGCGCAGGCGGAAGCCGGGAATATCTCTTTAGTGGATTCACCCTGGAATACGATGTGGTTAGACCACATGCATGGTCAGCCGGATTTGCCGCACGACGACATCATGGATGCCAGCGTGGGCGCGTTCAACGCCCTGAATAGTAGCGCCGGTCTGGCGGAGTTTTACAAATCCCAGCTGGAGAAGATAAAGCATGACCGAGAAAATTGATTTATCACAGCGGGTAAATGCACTGATGCAAATGGCGCAATCGGCCAGTGCCGTTTTTGGACCCGGGCAGCCGCCCGAAACCTGGTGGGATGACGAACCGCCGCGCCTGTTCGAGTACCAGCCGGGACACAACCTGGTGACTGTACCGCGCGCCGGCTATGGTGTGCTGCCGTTTTCGGTTTTGCGTGCGCTGGCGCAGACATCGAAGGAAATACGGTTAAACATTGAACTAATCAAGCGTACTATTCGCGGTATGGAGTGGGACGTTGTACCGCGCGGCAAACTGGTCGAAATTGGCGGTGTGAAATATCAGATAGATGCCAGCGAAACACGAAAATTTTTCGAACGTCCCAACGGCGTGGATGATTTCGATGCCTGGGTCAATCAACTGCTGGAAACGCTGCTGACGATTGACGCCGTGACCATATACCCCGACATGGACGGAGAACGGCTTATCTCGCTAGACCTGGTGGACGGAGCCACCATCCGGCCGCTGCTGGATTTGCGCGGGCGCATTCCACGGCCGCCAGTGCCGGCTTATTTGCAGGTGTTATACGGAATGCCTACCACACACTATTCATCAGATAGATTGATTTATGCGCCACTGAATGCAAAAACACACACGCCTTATGGAGAGTCACCCATTGAGTGGGCGTTGATGGCGATCAACACGGCGATCCGCCATGATGCGGTGCGGTTGGGTTGGTTCACTGAGGGCAACATCCCCGGTGTACTGATCAGCGTTTCGCCAGAATGGACGCCGGAACAGTTGCAAACCTTTACTGAGTATTTCGATGCGCTGGCAAAAGGTGATATTCAGCGCGCCAGTAAGATTCTGTTTGTGCCGGGCAATGGAGCGCAGTCCATTTTCCAGCCTCAGCAGAGTGATGCCGATAAAATCGAGGTGGATAAATGGCTGATGCAGGTAATTTGCTGGGCGTTTGGCAACAATCCGGCGGAGTTTGGTTTGGTACCTTCTGCTGGTCTTGGCGGTGCAGGGTACGTAGCAGGTATGGAGAACGCTCAGTATCGCTCAATGATTGGGCCTATTACAGGTTATCTTAAGTCTCTCTTTGACCGGATTATTCATGATTACATGCGCCAGCCAGCATTGGAGTTTAAGTGGCTTGGGCTGGAACCTCCGGAAGATGAACTTCGCCGGGCGCAGATTGATCAGGTGTATCTCTCGATGGGGGTCTATTCTCCGGCATATGTGCAGGAACGGCTGGGAGTGCCGCCGGAGTATCGTGAATCAGTCCGGCAAGGGCAGGATATTGCGTCTTTTTTGCCGTTTCTGCAGCGGGCTGCTAAAGCCGACCTGGACGATTGGCGCGAGAAAGCCCGGCGGGAGTTTAAGAAAGGGGAACGTTTCTCGGTCTTTCGTTCAGATGTAATACCGGAAAAGATTTACGGTCAAATTGCTGCTGGACTACAACAAGCAAATAGTTTGGAAGCTATTGATGCGATTTTTGAAAAGGCTCGCAATTTGCTCTCCCATACTGAGCATTTCAATGTTCTCCCCGCTTTGGAGGTCGGGGAAATCGAACCCTTTCGCTATCCTTGAAAAGCAGGTTGAGCCGTATCACCCGGAATATGCGGCAAACCGGGTTAAGAGTGAGCTGGAACGAGCAGAAGAGGAGCTGCGGGATGAACTATTGAAATGGTTTGCTGAGTTTCTCAAGGATTTGGTTGGTAATGCAAAAATGCTGAAAGATGAGCCACTTCCTGGTTTCATTCTGGCACGGCTGAACGATCAAACAGTGTGGCAGATATGGAGTCGAAAACTGCTGGATATATTGACCGGGGGAATGCTCAACGCGATGAAAGCCGGTGCAAAAACTGCTGAACGTCAGTTGAATATCAATCTTTCCTGGGATTACATTCAGCCGGCTGCAATCAACTGGGCGCGTGAGCAGGCGGGAAAACTGGTTGCAGGCATTCTGCCCGACATTCAGGCGGGGATTTCACAAGTGGTCACCACCGGGCTTGCGGAGGGCAAAACGGTTTACCAGATTCGGGATGAAATTGCAGGGCTAAAAGATAATGAGGAGCAAACGATTTTTCCAGAGTGGCGCGCTACCCGTATTGCACGGACGGAAGTCATTCGTGCCCATGCACAGGGGGCAAAGATAGGCTACCAGGAAAGTGGGGTAGTGCGGGGTATGCGCTGGCTGGACGGTCAAACTGGGGCATGTCCAAAATGCCGTGAATTGCACAACAAGACGGTGCGGCTAGGCGAGCCTTTTTACAATGATCCGAAGTTTGGTGATGGGCTGCCGCCGCGTCATCCGCACTGTCGCTGTGCGGTTGTGCCGGTGACGCTGGATCAAGTGAAGTATTTGCCGGCGGATCATCCATTGCGCGATAACCGCAGAAACAGCATTGAGGAGTTGACGGATATTCAAACTTATACTGAGATCAATGGAATACGGATTACCGGTGAGCGAAAACGTCATTGGATGGCCAGACACCCGGAAACAAAAGGCATGGATGCTCTTATAGTGAAAGGATTATCTGCTCCCGATTTTGTGAAATTGGCTGGTGCCGGTATTCAACAATTGTATGTAAATTTGCATCAAACATCGTCTAAAGGACGACCATTGTATTTGAAAATAGTGGTAAAAGTTGACAATGGTAAGCCGTTCGTCTTGACTTCTTATATTACTACCCAAAAATAAAAAGACCCTGGGTAGACTTACGCTAGGTCTACATCTCCTTTCGGAATGCTTTTCGCGTAAATTGCACCACCAGGGTTTAAACAAGTATAGCACGCCCAAAGGAGATTTTCAACAACGAATTTTGGGGCTAAAGTAAACATGGACAGGATAACTATTACGGGTTTAGAAAAAATCGTGGATGAAATCGGTAAATTTACCGATTTGAATGACCGTGTTTATGCACCGATTTGGGATGCAATGTCCCAAGCCGGTAAACTGCTGGAAGAGCAAATCAAGCAAAACCTGACTGACAATGACAGCATAGCCACCGGCGATCTGCGTGCCAGCGTTTCATCCAGCGAAGTGCAGGTTACGGAGAATTCAATTTTCGTGGAAGTGGGCGCTGGGCGTGGTTTGCCGTATGCCAGGGCGGTGGAGTACGGAAGCAAGCCGCACACGCCGCCACTTTCGATTACCGAACCAGGTCAGCCGCTGTATGAGTGGGTGCGCATCAAACAACTGGCAGGCATATACTCAGTAAAGACCGGAAAACGGTTGGGGAGTAAAGCCAAACAGATAGACGAGAACCGCCAGATGGCACGGGCAATCTGGGCGCACATTCGCAAGTACGGCACAAAACCGCGTCCGTATTTTGAGCCGGCAATTTCGCAAACTGCTGAACGTATTGGCAAACTCTTTGAGCAGGCGGTTGAAAAAATTGCAGAAAACTTGTTCAAAAGGACTTGACATGATGGAGAATTTGTTCTAAAATTAAGGTAACAATTCAGCCCGGAAGGGCTTTGCTGAACTGCGGAACGGAGAGGACGGGGCGTCCTGAAAAACGGGTTCGGCGAGATTGAGAGGACTGATTTGCGTCCTGTAGTGACTGGCTTCAGCAGAAGCCTCATTGCAGGGCGCATTTTGTTTTATGGAGTGAGACATGCCTTATCCCAATGAACATGTTGCGCGGTTGGTTGACCCGGATAAATTCGATGCGGATTCATTCCGGCGTGAAAATGACAAATTCGGCGATGGCATTCATGCCGTTTTTGGAAAACTCAAAGGTGAAGACAGCATGATCTTGCAGGCAATCCGTTTCGATGCGGATCGATTCAGCCCGGATGAAGCGCGCAAATGGCTGGAAAAGCACGATTATCATCCGATTGCTTTTGAAGAAGCGACTGCGGAAAAGTCATTTTCGTACTTTCTACCGCTTCAAAAGGTTGACGAAGTGCGTCGTGAAGTTTGGGGAATTGCGGCTGTAGAACAGCCGGATCAGAGCGGCGAAATCATGGATTATGAAAAGTCCAAACCGCATTTCTGGGCATGGTCGAAACGTGTTCAAAAAGCCAGCCAGGGCAAGAGTCTGGGCAATGTGCGTGACAGCCATACTAGCAAGGCGGTTGGGAAGGTAATCAAGCTGCTGTTCGATGATAAGGCTAAAGCCATCCGGGTTGGCACAAAGGTAGTTGACAGTGATGCCTGGCAAAAGGTGATTGAAGGTGTATTTACCGGTTTTTCGGTTGGTGGAGCATACGGCAAACGTTGGCCGGATCCCATGAACAAAGGATTTATCCGCTATGAGGCCATTCCAAGCGAAATCAGCCTGGTTGATCTGCCCTGTATTCCGGGTGCAGTGATTGAAATGGTCAAGGCGGATGGTTCGCAAGTGATACTGAGTACTAAAGGAGCGACGATGAAAAACAAAATCCAATCTGTTTTGAAAAAGCAGCTGGAAGATTTGACCGAGGAGGAATTAGCCAATCTGGTTGAAGAACTGGCTGCTGTTTTGGAAGAAAGCGGTGAAGCCAGTGGTGAAAGCGAATCATCGGAAGAAGAACAATCCACAGAAAGCGGTTCAGAGGAATCGGAAGAAAAAGCGGCTGAAGAGCATCCGAAAGGATTGACTGCTGACGATGTGCGTGAAATCGTGTTGGCCTTGCTGCGCGAGCTGGGCTTGATTGAGCAGGTTGGTGGCGAGATGACCTTGAGCGCGAAAATCAAAGGGCTGGCGAAAGCCGAAACTGCCGATCTGCGCAAGTCGCTGGAGAAGATCATCAAAGACATTGCGCAGCTGGCGGTTGCGGTGGAAACACTGGAAAAGCGCGGTGGGAGCGGTCCTGTTCTGCGTGAAATTGGTGCGTTATCGCCGCAGGCCGGTGCGACACTTCAGAAGATTGAACAGCTGCGTTCTGCACTGGAAACCGTGACCGATCCATTGGCACGTCAGAGCCTGCAAAACGAAATCGCCCGGCTGGAAATTCAGGCTATTCAAAAATCGAAATAAGGAGTGTGAAGCATGATTGAAAATCTATCTCAACTGACCCGCGAAGCGGTGCAGGAATTCTACAAGGCGTTGGGTACGCCCATGCCGGCGGAAAATCTCAAGAAGGCCGGCATTACTCAGTCTACCGGTCTGGTCGCGTATGATCTGCAAGCGCCGGCGAAAAATCTGTTTCCGGTTTTGACCCCAATTCGCAACCGAACGCCGCGCGTTTCCGGCGGCGGCGGAACTTCCACCAACTGGAAACAGGTGGTGGCAATCAACGCAGCCGGTCTGCGCGGTTTCGTCCCGGAAGGCGAACGCAACGGCGCGGTTACTACCAGCGTGCAAGACAAGAGCGCTGCCTATAAGACGCTTGGTTTGGAAGACAGCATTACTTTTGAGGCGGAGCGGGCTGCGGTCGGCTTCGAGGATATCCGCGCTACCCAGGCACAGCGGCTTTTGTGGGCGACTATGATTGAGGAAGAACTGGCTGACCTGGGCGGAAACTACTCGGTTGCACTGGGAACGCCTTCGGCGCCGACCGTAACAACCGATGCCTCAGGCGGGTCAATCGGCGCCGGTACGTACAATGTTATTGTGGTTGCTCTTACCCTGTATGGCTATCTGGCATCGTCGCTGACGGGCGGCGTTGTGGGGCAGGTGTCGGTGAATCCTGCCAGCGGTGGTTCGGCGTTCACCTACGGCGGCGGGTCTTCTAACAAATCGAGCGCGTCCAGCACCGGCGCGCTGACCGGTTCGACCAATGTCATCAAAGCTAAAGTTGCGGCTGTGCCGGGTGCGGTGGCTTATGCCTGGTATGTGGGCACCAGCGGCAATGAATTACTGCAGCAGATCACGACCATCAACAGTGTGGTTTTGACCAGCCTGGTCACTTCGGGCCGGCAGAATGCCAGCGCAATTACGGGCGATAATTCCAAAAATCTGCTCAGTTATGATGGCATTCTGTACCAGGCCTGGACAAGCGGTTCTGGCGCGTATATCAAGTACATGCCGGACGGTACAGTGGGCACGGGCACGGGGCTTACCGCTTCGGGTGATGGCGGCATTGTTGAAATCAACGAGTTATTCCGCCACATGTGGGACAACTACCGGCTGTCGCCAACTCGCATTTACGTGAATGCGCAGGAAGCAGACAACATCACCAAGAAGGTACTGCAAGCGACCGCTGCGCAAATTCCATATGTGACCGGATCGGAATTCGTTGCCGGTATGCGGGTCAAGAGCCTGCTCAACCGATTTGCGATGGGTGTTGCGCCAGAAGTGCCGCTGGAGATACATCCCAACCTGCCGCCCGGTACACTGGTAGCGGTTACTGAGCAGCTGCCTTATCCTATCAGTGGTGTTCCGAATGTGATGGAAATGCGCTTGCGCCAGGATTACTATCAAATCGAATGGCCGCAGCGTACCCGTAAGTACGAAAGTGGCGTTTACTTCGATGGCGTGTTTGCGCACTACTTCCCGCCTTCCATCGGGATCATCACCAATATCGCCAATGCCTGATCAAACGGGGGAGGGGCTGTCAGGGTCTCTCCCCCACCAGATTGAGAAATGAAATATCGAGTCTTGGGTAATTTACACAGCGTTGGCAGGGGCGATTTTGTTGCCGTTGTTGAAAACGGCAAAATCGAACTGCCGGAAGAGATTGCAAACGGTCTGATTGCATCCGGTGAAATTACCCCCCTCGATACTGAGTATCCTAAAGCGGAAAACAACGATGGCGGATTACACCACACTGGCGGCAGTCAAACGGGCACTTGGAAGCGCCGAAAGCGCCGATGATGTTTTGCTGGCAGAATTGATTACCCAGGCCAGCCGGGTGATTGACCGGCTTTGTGCGGGAGTGAAAAATGATAATTATTTTGCCAGAGAAACGTTATTGGACGTGATAACAAAAGGTCGGATTGCTTCGGACGGTGTTTTGTTTTGCTGGCCTCCCAAACCGATCATTGAAAGCATCAGCGCTTTAGCCTACCGCTATTCGGCGCGGGAAAACTGGATTGTGCTGGATGTGTCCGGTGTGGAAATCAATGGATACTCAGTATCGGTGGATGGAGTAAATAGCAGTGGAAATGTGCAGGTGAGAATTTCCTTCACCGGTGGATTCAATCCACTGCCGGACGATCTGATCAATGCGGTCACGTTGTTGACAGTACGGTTTTACAAAGAGGTCAAAACCGGTTTGAGTGACAGCATCGGCGTTGCCGAATTGGGAATGCTTCAGTACACAAAAGCCTTGCCAGAGCGCCTGGTTGCAATGATTAGACCATACAAGCGGATTGTGCCATGAGCGACATACGAGAGAGATTGGCAGATATTCAAAAGATGGTAAGCGGCGTCAAGCGGGCGTATGTGTGGGCGCCGCAGTCGCTGGCAGATAGTGATTTACCGGCCTTTTGCACCTTTGCCGGGCCGGCAGTGATTACGCCAATTTCCGAAATGCTTGTGGAAGAAACGCGCACCTGGCTGATGCGTCTGTACGTCAAACCTGTTCTGCAGGGAATTGACGGTGAAGCCGAGAAAGCGGTTGAACCGTATCTGACGAGTGTCAGGAATGTGTTTCTCTCCCATCCACTTTTGGGGAAAGGCACGAAAGATTCGACTTTGAACTGGCTTGAGAAAGCCGTATGGCTTGGCGATAGTGGCATTCAGGTTTTGGGCTTTGCTGGTCAGAATTATTTGGGAATTGAATTCCGGTTGAGTCTGACTGTGATTGTCTCTGTAACAATTGCGTCTTTTGAGTGAGGTGGAAACATGGATCAAATTGTGAATGGAATTCCTTTAGTTGTGTTGGTGATCGCATTAGTTGAATGGACTAAAAGGTTCAATGTCGAAGGCAAGGCGTTGAATGCCGTGAGTATGGCGATTGGCGTAATTGTTGGTCTGGCGTATTTTTACGCGCAAGCGCCGCTTATGACATTCGCTGACTGGTTCAGTGCGGTCGTTTATGGTTTGGCGCTTGGTCTGGTGGCCAGCGGCGTATATGACGCTGCCCGGAGCGCGATTAAGGGGTAGCCTATGTCCACGGCTACGGAAGAGCGGGTAACGAACCTCTCTTTGCAGCGCCAGATTACGGAATTTTCTACACGTCTCGACCAGGTCGCGCGGGATGTTACAGAGATTAAACAGATGCTGCGCGCGGTTGAGGAGCGTGTGCGTGCCCTGGAAAATCACGAAGCAGGGAGTCATCCACTAATGGAATCAAGAATCGATGCAGCATGGCGGAAAATTGAAGAACACGACCGCCGAATGAAGTCAATGGAAGACATGGTAGTGCGGCTTGATCACAGCAACCGCCTGATGGCCTGGCTGGGCGGTATTTTAGGCAGTACGGTTTTGGTTTGGTTAGCGACACAGATTCTTCAGATTCTGAGGTAGGTATGGCCTTTCTACAACTACTCGATTACGTCATCCGGGCACTTGGGCTGCTGTTTTTGATCGGAGTCATGGCTATTGCATTTAGGTTTTTATGTCTCGCTGGGGTATTGGCCATCATTTTTATCCTAGCCATTACGGTCGTATTTGCGGCCTGTCGAATCTCCGGACAAATTGGAGAAATGGAGTAAACATGGCTTACGGTTTGTACATTTCGTATTGGACGACAATTAACCCTACAAAATTTGCCGTATCGGCAAACGGGCTTGACCTGGACTTTGCGATCATTCGGGCCCGTGGGGCTGGGTATGATGACAAGAAGATTACAGAGCATAGACGCTGGGCGGAATCACAAAAAGTGAAAGCGGGTTCGCTCGTATTTGGCTATGATTTTTATCTTGGCTATGCTCCAGGAACTCCATCCGGCCAAAAGCAAGCTGCGGATTTTTGGGAGCTCATCAATCGAGGAGGTAAGACCTGGGAGATTGTTCCCGAGATTGACGTGGAACACCAGCCGAAAGAGTACGATCAGAACGGTCGGGTCAAATCCTACTGGCCAGTTCCAGCGGATTTTCTTACGACCTGGCTTGAACCGGCCGTGAAGTATCTTCAGGATCGAATGGGACGAAGTCCAATGATTTACTGCTCTCCGTGGATCATCAAGGACTGGTTTTCGAAAGGAGGCACCCAAACCCCACCGGATTGGTTACTTCAATGCCCACTTCACATTGCTAACTACCAGGTTGAGACGCCGAGCATTAGCTACTGGCCATACTGGGTATTTTGGCAGAAGACGAATACCCAGAATTGGCCAGGCGCCAGCTCAATCTGTATTGAGCAATTTAATGGGTCGCGTGCCGAGCTCAAAGCCTTTTGCCGTGATGCAAATTGGAGGCCAGGGACGACTCCTCAACCGCAGCCAGAGCCGCAGCCGCAGCCAGGGACCCCATCCAATAGCGAAATTGCGCAAAAACTGGATGAAATCCTGACCATCCTGCGCAAACTGGAGTGGCTTGGAAAATGAACACAAAAGGGTGAAAAGAATGAAAAAAAATTGCCCGATTTGCGGAAAAGAATTACAGCCGAAAAACGAAAACGGCGTTACGAAATATTACTGTGACTGCATTGGGCAACTGCGCCCGGTCATTGAGATTCTTCCAAATGATTTGAAAGGAGTAAAACAAAATGGCAGCGCCAACTGAAAAAACTTTGAATTACGGTTTGCGTTATGCGTGTGTTTATGAACTGGATGCCAATGGCTATCCTAAACCAACTGGCACAACGGCTTATGAAGGTATTCAGTTCAAGGGCTCGACTGCATTTGACCTGACCATACCGGACGCGCGAAAATTGACCGGTCTGGGTGAGGACGGCATTACCCAGGTGGTCTACTTGCCACCGCAAGAAGGTGCAGATGCACGCTTGAATGTGGAGGCGGCTGACCCGGTACTGGCTGCACTTCTGGATGGAACGAAAGTCTCAACCGTTGGAGAAGCCACTATCGTGGGTGTTGCAACCGATAAGCAGGGATTTGAGCCCCGGGTGGCTTTGCTTTTGTACCAGGCCGCGAAAGGACTGGAAACCGGTAAGACCTACTGGCACAGCTACATCATTCCTTCCGCCCAGGTGGTACGCAAGACACCTGGCATGGGTGCAGACAAAGCCATTACTCAGTATCAGGTGGCGCCTAATCGTGTGAAAAAGCATATCTGGGGCACGCAATTCAGCAATACAACCGAGGGTTTCCTGGAATCGCAACTTCTGGAAGCATGGAGCAATTATCCCCTGAGAATTGCATCTTACCTGGGTAATGGCACGACAACGGCATTCAACTTTCCGGCGAACTTCCCGGCAGTTTCGACGGACGGCATTAAGGTTTGGAAAAACGGTGCAGAGGTAACGAGCGGTTTGACCAAGACGGTTACGGGCATTACCTTCACTACTGCGCCAGCCGATGGGGATGTCATTGTTGTCTTGCGTGAGGTTGCCGGATGAGGCAAATCGAGTTAACCGCTGAAGGTATCACGATACGCCTGACCGTGCGCCACGCCACCGTTGCAGATGTCATGCGACGCGGCATTTTAGCCGGCCGCGCACTGGATACTGAGTATCGCTGTGAGGCAGAGCAGGCGGTTGCGGTGATGGTCTATCCGCGCTGTCTGGGGTGTGTAGAAGGCGTCATTGAGATCAATGGTGAGGTAAAAGACATTCAATCGTTGACGCCCCGCGAATTCGCTGATTTGCCTTACGAAATCGGTGAAGCATGGCTGGCAGCGGTGATTGAGGAAAATCCAGGCTGGGCCTTGCAAATGTCGGAGGAGCAAGACGCCGAAAAAAAAGATTAGAGATTGTCAGACAATTACAGGCGTTTTACTGCGCTCCGGCCAGCAGGGATTTTCCAGATGAACAATTTGGTCTTGGAAATATCCCTGTTGCGGTTTTATCGCAGGCATTGGAGATTTTACTGATACTGGAAGTTGTGGAGTGGAAATGGGACATCAACACGATTTTGCAGCAGCCGGAGGATTTACTGCGCGCGGTTATTCGTCTGAAGTCGGTTGGTGAAAAACTGCGAAAGGAATCAGATGATACTGAGTAAGCGAAGCAGCCAAAGAGTAAAGACAATTGCCGCCAGCGGTAAACCGCACAGGGCAATATATATGCCAGGATCTGGAATAAAGACAGCCACTCCAACCAGTAAGAATGAAACCAGACACATAGAAACAAACCAGATCGTGCCGGCATTGGAAGAGCGACCTGGTGGCAATTCGGAATTTTCATCATTTTTGAACCAACTGCTGTACATAACTTTATTGTAGGTGATTCATGGACGAAAAGCAACTAAAACTTTTGTTAGTTTTCGGCTCCGATGCGGCGAAGGTGCAGGAGGACATAAAAAAGATCCAAAGCCGCGCGGAAGAATTGCAAAAGCGGGTGCAAACTCTGCGCGAGACCATGAAACTGCATCAGGCAGTTGGTAAGGACATTTCGTCTCTGGAAAAAGAGCTGGAAGCCGTTACGCACGAACTGATTGATCTGGACCAGAAAGCGCAGCGAGCACAAACTGCAATGCGCGGCATGGCGAATGCTTCACGCGACGTGCGCGATAATTTGTTCAACCTGCGTGATATTGGCAGAAGTCTCAGTCAAATTGGCAGCTCGTTGGAACGGGCCGGGAGAAGTATTCTCTCACCGCTTACCGGCTCAATTCAATCCTATCTTCAATCTGCTTCACCGTTTGATTCAGTGGCGCAAGCCTGGCGTCAGGCTCAGCAGGACATTCAGCAGTCATTCATGCGGATTGGTGCGGTGGCCGCCAATGAGTTGCTGCCGGCCTTACGTGCTGCGTCCGAGCTGGTTGCCAAAATTGCCGACCTGGTAGAGCGCAATCCCGATTTACTCAAAGCTGCCCTGATGATGGGCGGCAGTCTGGTTGCTGTTGGCGGTCTGACACAGCTGGTTGGTCAAATCACCATGCTGATGGGCATAACCAAAGCGCTGAACATCCCAGCCCTGTTGGGCGGATTGGGAAGGGCAGGCGGTGCGTTGTTAAATCCATACGTTGGGATTGCAGCGCTGGTCGGAACGGGAGCGGCAGCCGGATACAGTGCGCTTTCCAGAACCGAATTTGGGGCACAGCGTAATCTCCGGGCGGCGCCGGGACAACTGGCAACGATAGCAGCCTATTTATCCGGCAGATACGGATTGTTTGGTTCCGAAGAGCGCGGACAACAGTGGGCAATGATGATTGGACAGTTGACAGGGGTCGTTGAGCAACATGCTGCAGCGACACAGCGCGATACTGCTGCAACCCAGCAGCAGCTGGATGCGTTCGCGGCTTATGAACAGGCACAGCAGCAGCGTACTGAGTATGAAAGGCGTGCTCAAGCGGAACGCAGTCAGATCATCGCCGAGTTCGCTGCCCAGCGGGTTGAAATTGAACGTAAATACGAAAGCAATCGCAAGTCTTTGATTGCTCAATATGCGGAAGAGCGGTTGCGGGTGATGCGTGATTTTGCCCGCTCTGAACGGCAGGCAGAACAGGATTATTATCAAAATCGTTTGAAGATTGCGCAAAATTATCAAATTGACGTCCAGCGTGCAGAGGAAGATCATCAGCGCCGCATGCGTCAAATGCGTGCCGATCACGATGAGCGGATAGAAGAACTGATTGAGAATCGCGATGCGCTGGGTATTGTTCGTGAAAAGCGTTCATATGAACGACGCAGACAAGAAGAAGAAGAAACTTACCGCGTTCAGGCGGCGCGGCGTTCGGAGGACTTTGCGCGCCAAATTCAGGAAATGGATATGCAGTTTGCCGTTCAGCGTCAGCGCCGGCTGGAAGATTATCAGCAGCAACTCAATGAGATGGCAAAACAGCATCAACAGCGCCTGGCGCAGCTGGCAGTACAGCGTGATCAGGAATTGAAGCAGTTGAGTGAACAGCAGCGCAAAAGGTTACAGCAGTTTGATCAGCAGTACCAGAGGGAACTGCAGCAGTTGCACAATGCTGAACAAAACCGGCTGAACATTTTGCGAATGCTGGCACTCAACGACCAGGCGGCACTGCAAGCGGCGGGCGCTGAATTGACCGCTCGCTACAAAGCCTGGCTTGAACAGCAAGTCAAAGGTTTTCTGGATGTCAAACCGCAGCGCCGGGCGGCCGGCGGGTCGGTCAATGCCTGGAATTCATATCTGGTCGGAGAACAGGGACCGGAACTGTTTGTACCTTCGATGAGTGGAACAATTGTTCCCAATTCATTGACCCGTTCCCTCCTGCAAGATACTCAGTATGCAGGGGGCAAGGTGATCAACATGCGGGTTGAAACGTCCAGTTTGACACTCAATCAGGTCATGCGCGAAGTCGAGCGGCGATTGGCACAGCGTGACCGGCTGATTGCGCGAGCGGTGGGAGGTTAATGTGGCAGATTTCAAAATTGGCACGACACAGGCCAATATGACCAATGTAGAGGCGCTTGCAACGCCGTTACCCGTTCCGCGCTCTGTTTTTCGCGACTTTGCAGATGTTGTAACGGCTGCCAGCGGCCGCTCATATGGGCGTGGTTTACCCACCTGCAAGTGGATTTTTTCGGTTTTGACTTCGGCACAGCGGCAGCAGCTGAAAACGTTTTGCAGTGGTAAATCAGCAGTTGTTTACATCCGCACTCTGGCCAATGACGACGTTTACTACAATTACCGCGCGATCATGCACTGGCCGGTTGAGGAAGAGCGCGATCCATCCAAACGGCGCGACAGGCTGGAATTTGAGATTGAATTTACCCATCTGGAAAAACTATGAGCCGTGCACTGACTTCACAGGAACTGCAAATACTCCGTTCGGATGGGCTGGCAAGTCGGCTTTATGTCATGATTGACCAGCCAGTCACGATATTCAGCTGCCGCGTAAATCAAACGTTTACCGGCAATGAACCAATCGCACAGATCAATTACAACAATGCCAGCGGTACACTGGCTAGCGTCCTGCCAGGTATGACGGTACTGGTTGGAAGCACGCCCGGCGGATGGGACAAGGGGCTGGCACGGGTGCGAAAAGCGTGGACAAGTTCGGTTGCATTTATCGGCGAAACATCTGAAATTGCCTGGCAGAATGGACTTTATTTGACAGTCATTGATGAGTTTTCTATCTGGCCGCGCCACTTGCGCCTGGTAGGCGATGTACCTTACATGGACTATGACATTGCCTACTCCAACCAGCACAGTCAGTTTGCGCCGGTAGTCTGTATGGGTTTAGACCGCGTGGTGAAATTGAGCGCTGCGAGCGTGGACATCGGGCTGGATGCTTCGCAGTCCTGGGTATTTGGCAGTACGATTACTCAATATGCTTGGGTGGTTGTGTCCGGCAGCGGGACACTGACCAATCCCAATACAGCCGCGCCAACGTTGACCGTTTCCACTGCCGGCCGGATTGTGGTGCGCTGTACCGTAACGGCGGCGAACGGCAAAAGCAGCAGCGGCTATCGAACGATTTATGTCTATGATGAAAGTACATCTCTGACTGAAGTGCAGCTGGATGACCTGACGGGCGATCTGGAACAAGGCGGTTTTGAATTTAGCATTTCGCTATCCGGGCCGCTGGGTCTTGCCCCGCGTGATTGTTTGAAAGTTATTTTGTTTTCGGAGGATATTCCGCAGTCCATTGGACCAATCAGCGGCGCAGAAAATATTTTGGCCATTGGATGGCTGGATGAAAAGGATTGCACGGTAGATGAACATGACGGCACAGCTATACTGAGTATCAAGGGAGCGCAGTATTGGCTGGGACGCTGTATGGGGTATCCTACCGGTGTGGAGAATGTCAATCAAACTCCGTCTGCCTGGACGCAGATGCAAGGATTGACGGTTGACAAAATGATATGGCATCTGCTCTACTGGCGCACAACGCTGCCAAATTGCTGTGATATTTACCTAAGTGGTGATACCAGAATCGCGCCGGCATTTCAGGCGGTTGGAAATATCTGGCAGCAGATCAAATTGATTGCCGATGAGAGCATTCTGGCAACGCCATTTTGCGATGCGTTTGGACGGTTTCTGCTGCAAATTCATCCCAACCTGCGCAGTGTTACCGGCCGCAGCGGCATACCCGTCATCATGCAATTGACACGAGAGGATTTTGAGCAGATCGAGGTAACCAACCGCAGCACAAACGCGGCTCAATATGAAGTATCGGGAATTGATCAGAACAATCAGCCTGTTCTGGCGAAAGCTCCTGGAAAAGTATTTGGTCGTCATGGTCAGATACTCAGTAAAGAAGGGTTGCTGTTTACGAATAATCAAAACGCGTTGGATACAGCCAGCCTGTTGTTGGCGCGCGAAAAGCGGGCATACGATTTCACGATTCATCTCACCAGTGCGGTGCGGGTGATCAGTTTGTTACCGTTTGGTTATCTGTCGTTGACGATTGCGCAATCTGATACACCCGCCAAAATTGCCTATACGGGAAATGTAATTCCTTATCGTGTGGAATTTCGTTTCGAGAACGGAAATTTAAGGCAAACTGTTTTTGCTGAACCGGAAGTGTTTCCGGGTATTGCGCAAAGCATCATACTTAATCCAACAACACCGATTATCGGCACGCCGGATTTAAGTTTGCCGGACTTTTCTTTACCAGGCTGGCCGGCATTGACACCCGGTCGTTTTGCGCCGCCTTTGATTCCTGGCGATGACCCACTGCCACCTAAGGAAGGCGCAACCTGCCCACAAAATGCACCCGCGAATGGGCCATATCTCTGGACGTTGCGTTATACATTGTTGGGAAACAGCAATTACAAAATCAATATTCCTATTCGTGCAGTTATTCGTTCTGCCAGTCACGATAACAAAAGCGTATGGGGGATACGGGGCAGATTTTTAAAGCTCAATGGCACAACGCAGGTGTGGGAAGAAACAAATGAAAACAACTGGTGGAATATTTATGCTTATAATAGCGCTGGACAGCAAGTGGCAACTGGTTTGAAAAACAGTGTTACCGATTTGCGTTATCGAACCGGAACATTTGAGCCGCTGGCAGCTGCAGAAATTGCCTATATCGGCATCGAAATTGAGGCGGATTTGATGCGTCCCAGCGAAGTAGTTGGTTGGGTAAGGGCTGGTCACTTTTGGGATAACTGGAGTATCGTTAATCCCGAATTGTCTTGGGGGCATTTTGGAGCTGGCATCTGGGCATATGCAAAAAATGGCAGTCTGACGGCAAATTATTCGTGGGACTGTGATTTGCTGATTCGACTAGGTGCGTACAATGAATTTTTGAATGTGCCGTTGATTATTGAACAACACGTTTTTGCTTATCGCCCGACCAATACTCGCATACTCAGTGTAACCGGTAAATTGTTATCTGACTGGTTGGGATGGACAAATTTGTGGTACGTACCGCTGCCGGATCAGCCATATGCCACACCCGGCTGGTTGTGGAAGGATGGCAAAAAGGGCAGTGCAATTGGAAGAAACTGGAGTAATGTGGATGCTGCGTTTGAAATTAGAAATGCAGGGCAGATGTTCATGAATCAGTTCATCTATGTTTGGAAGCAATTGCGTTACAAAATTGAGCTGGAACAGTTTGAATTGTGGAATGTTTGTCCTGTGCCAAAGGAGGATTAGTTGAAAAAGTTGCATGATGCGCTGGCTAACCTGGCCGTTGAAAAACAAGACGCAATTACGGCGTACCCAGCCAAGCTAGGAGATGGCAGCGGGCGGGTAATTGCCGGAGCTGGTTTGGTCTATGTGCGAGTTGCGGATGTGGTTGCGATTGCAGCGTGTACCAGCGTGCCGCCGGTTCACGATCTGGAAGTTTGGGTTGGCTATGAAAATCTTCAGCGCAATGTATTGCGGGTGCTTGGTCAGCGGGACGCGCTTGGAAATCGGCAATTTATACCTGGCGTGGCTGCACACGCGGCAATGCACGAATTTATGGGTGCGGGATCGCTTGGCGGTACGGATGTGGTCAAAGTGCAGCTGCAGCAGTTTATGCCGCTGGCCGTCTGGCCGTATGATGGATTGAAAGTTATTGTCTGGCCAGGAGTGGTCTGGATCAATGGACAATATAAACTGATTGCAGATTTGAACCAGTACGATAAGCCTGTGCCCAAGATTATTGATTTCGGTGAATATGCTGGGCCGGCTGCAAATAAGGAAATGTATTATCTGGTTGGAATTGACAATACAGGGAATATCCAGGTCGTGGCAGGTAACCAGGTAGATTGGGGAACACTGGCTTTGACAGATATACCATCCGCCCCAACAAATATGTTGTATCCACTGGCAGCAGTACGCCGGTCGTTTGAACAAGCGGGTATTGTGATTAATCGTGAATCATCTGATATTGTGGATTTGCGCTTTCCGATAGCGCACAAACACCGTAGTGAGGATATTACCAGTGGGACCATATCAGCAAACAGGTTACCTTTATTTACGGCAACAGAACCTGGTGCTGTACCTGCTCCGGGCACGGTGTCAAACAAAGTACTGCGCGATGATGGCACATGGGTATCGGCCGGCACCGGCGACATGACCAAAGCCGTCTATGACACCGATAACGACGGTGTGGTGGACGCTGCCGAGTCCGCGCCCTGGAGTGGTATTACGGGCAAGCCGTCTACGTTTCCGCCAGATGCGCATAATCATGATAATTTGTATTACACCAAATCTGAACTGAACACCAGCGGCGCAGGTGGTGCTGTGCATTGGAATAATGTGACCAGCAAGCCG